GCTCAGGTCCTAATGTATCATTGACAATAAAATCGCCTGAAGCATTGTTACCTGTATTCGCATTCCATATCACAACTTCAGCAAATGTATTGGAGTTTAAAGCAAACTCTGCAAGCGAACTGTCGGTAGAGTTAAATCCGATTACCACATTTGTAGTAGTATTGCCTGTTACGATGAATGTAGAGTTTACAAGAGATTGCGCTGTTGCAGTACCATATGCACCCGTTTGATAGACTGAAGCATTGACCGTGCCAGTAGAATATACGTTGACAACACTAATGTTGGCATTAAACGTCTGATTCGCAGTAAAGGTATTTGTGTTTGACCAAAATACAACGTTAGCAGGCAACTGTGCATAAGGCAGAGTACCAGTTGAAATGTTTGTAGCATTGGTATAATAAGAAGCAAGCTGACCATTCAGATATGTTGTATTATTTGATGTCAGAGTAGCTACGTTAGCGGCAAGACCAGCTACAGTTTGGAATGTGCTATTAACATATGAGTTACTAGCAGCGTATGCATATATTGCCGTGTTTTGGGCAAATGTAGAGTATACAGCGGTATTCTGTGCAAAAGTTGAGTTGACATATGTGTTACTTGCCGCATATGCGTAGATTGCTGTATTCTGTGCAAATGTGCTATAGACTGTAGTGTTTGGTGTATAGTTTAAAAGATTTGCTTGCAACTGTGCATTAGATACAACATTAGCAGCAGATACAGAACCAACAAAACTGGTATTGTTCGACGTCAGAGTAGCAACATTAGAAGATAAACCAGCCACAGTCTGGAATGTGCTATTAACATAAGCATTCGAAGCAGCATAAGTGTATATCGCAGTGTTTTGAGCAAACACCGAGTATACAGAAGTGTTTTGAGCAAATGTGCTATAGACTGTTGTGTTAGGCGTATAGTTTAAAAGATTTGCTTGAAGTTGTGCATTAGATACAACGTTTGCTGCCGGCAATGTGCCTATATAGTTTGCAGCATTGGCAGTACCATTGATCACTTGTGTGAATGTTATGGTGTTTGAAAATGTATATTGAGCAGAAACGTTTAAGCCAATGACTGTAGACCAATAAACGTTACCAGTACCATTAGAAGTCAATACTTGACCTACGGTACCTTGTGAACCAGTAGTATCAATGATCGCAGCACCAGATGCAATAGTCAAGTTTGCTGTTGATGTTAATGCAAGATTTGAGGTTGCTACGTATGTCGCTGCGTTGACCGTCCGGCCAAATATCGTATTAGAAGAAATAGCAGTGGCGTATATATTCCATGCTGCGTTTGCATAACCCAGATTTAGATTGTTCGAATATGGAACAAATGCTACGTTAGATTGCCATGCAGGATAAGAAGAGTTGTATACAAGGTTAGCACTAGTGCCAATAATAAGCCCAGAGTTATTTGCTAATGTATTTGTAGAAGCACTATTCGCAAGAATAATATTTAAGTCATTTGTGGTGATCACTGTTGCATTGATGAACGTGGTTGATCCAGCAAGTGTTAGATTGCCAGTAACAGTCAAGTTGCCTGATACGGTAGCACCACCAGAAATGCTTAGGTTCGATCCAGCGACTACACCAGTATAGGTAGGAAGATATGCTGCAATGTTAGCGTTTAGACCAGATGTAGTCTGGTATCCCGCTAGGTTTGATTGGAGTTGCGTATTAGAGACAACATTAGCAGCAGACACAGTACCAACAAAGTTTGTGTTATTTGAAGTGAGTGTCGCGACATTTGATGCTAAACCAGCAATCGTTTGAAAAGTTGAGTTCACATATGCATTACTAGCTGCATAAGCATAGATGGCTGTATTCTGAGCAAACGTTGAATAAACTGTTGTGTTAGGCGTATAGTTTAAAAGATTTGCTTGCAACTGTGCATTACTAACTACATTTGCGGCAGTAACCGTACCAACAAAGCTTGTGTTATTTGAAGTGAGTGTTGCAACATTAGCAGACAAACCAGCCACAGTCTGGAATGTGCTATTAACATAAGCATTCGAAGCAGCATAAGCATAGATAGCGGTGTTCTGTGCGAATGTAGAGTATACAGCCGTATTGCTAGCCGCATAAGCTACAGCATTCGAATATGCTGTTCCTGCAATAGTTGCCGCATACGTCACAGCATTTGTATATGCCGTAGCAGCATTCGCCGTAATCAAACTGTTGACTGCGGTGTTTTGTGCAAACGTGCTATAGACTGTGGTATTACTCGCGGCATAAGCATAGATAGCAGTGTTCTGAGCAAATACGCTATATACCGCAACATTCTGCGCGAATGTCGAGTAAACTGTTGTATTGGGTGTATAGTTTGCCAGATTTGATTGAAGTTGTGTGTTCGATACCACATTAGCAGCAGACACAGTACCGACAAAGTTTGTGTTATTTGACGTTAGAGTAGCTACGTTTGCAGACAAACCAGCCATAGTCTGGAATGTAGAGTTCACATAACTATTTGAAGCTGCGTATGTATAGATAGCTGTGTTTTGCGCGAAGACAGAATAAACACTAGTATTCTGAGCAAACGTTGAATAAACTGTTGTATTGGGTGTATAGTTTAACAGATTTGCCTGAAGTTGTGCGTTGGAAACAACATTAGCGGCTGTTACAGAACCTACAAAGTTTGTGTTGTTCGATGTCAGAGTAACAACATTTGATGCTAGACCAGCCATAGTCTGAAATGTGCTGTTCACATAACTATTTGATGCAGCATATGCCACAGCATTGGTATAAGCAGCAGCGGCATTTAATGTGATGCTGTTTTGTATCGCAGCTAGTGTTACACCACCAAGATAGTTGGCATTATTTGATGTTAATGTTGCAATATATGTCGGATCAACGAACGTTCCTGAAGAGTTGGCAATAATGCCACTATTCGCAACAACAAATAAGACATTAGATGTTAAACTTAGACCATTGCCTGCCGTAAAACTAATACCACTGCCGCTGCTATTTGCCCAATAAATGGTAGATCCATTAGACGTTAGAACTTGACCGTTTGAGCCAACAGTTCCATTAGCAGAAATCGCATTGATTGTTACTGTACCGAAATCGGTAATCAATACTGGTTCGTTCTTCAGTACAATAGGTGTTGCGTTAGTGGTAAATCTTATGTTTGTTGAAGTAGCACCACTTATGGATACATTAATAGGCATATGGATACGTTACCCCTGAAAGCTGTGTCACTTCTGGAGTTACTGTCAAGATTCCTTCGACTACACGGGTAATCACGTTAGCAGAACTGAGGGTGATTACGTCATATACGTATCTACCATAATACATTCCAGCAGTTGTATTTGCATCCAATGATAGTTGAATGATTCCGTTGTTTGGCTGAGGAATGGTCGCTGCAAAACTAATCGAGTTTGTAGATGTATACCAACGTCTGATCTGCGCTTGAACAGTAGTACCTTGTAGATTAATAGGTTGCCCGTTATCATCAGTCAAGTTCAATGTCGTATTGAACGTTGTGCCTTGATCTAAAATGATGTCTGCTTTAGCTGCCATAACACTTCCCCGTCTTTTGTTTTATTTATATCAGACAGACAGCGAAGTTCTTTCAAAGTTAACATTACCCGTAGTCTGTGTTGGCGATACTAGAAGATTGACATAACCAGAAGAGATATTGGCTGAGAAAGTGCCCATAACGCCATTAGTTTGTAACGTTGCGTATTCTGTAATAAAAACATTTGCTCCACCATCCTGTAAAACCATGATTTCGGTGCATTGGTGCCCAATACCCGTATCAATCTGAAGTAGATACTTTGCGCTACGAAAAGAAGTAAGTGGAAACTTGTCAACAATCTGATTTGCTGTGCCTGTCGTTAATACTGTTTGACCAGCAACATATGTGGCAGTGTTCATTGTGACATTGCTTGTAACAATAAGTGTGTTTGATACAGTATTGTTTCCGCCTTGAATGCTACCAAGTGCAATCAAAGTGTTGGCTGAAAACTGTCCATTCACATAAGCATTACCTGAGGTGACACCAAGAGTTGAGTTTGCCGTTAAAATACTAAGTGACAAGTTCGCGCACAACTGATTCGTTGTCTGAATCCAGTTATAGAATGTGCCTGTTGTGGTACTAACGTTAGCTGTTGCTATTGACATCTTTATTTGCTACCAAAAGTTTGAGAAGATTTTTTATTTCATTAACATCATTTGAAAGATCATCGATACGCTTATTTGTTTTTTCATTTTCAAGTAAACGATTGCGTTCTGTCAAATGCTGATTTAACTCGCCAATGTTTTTATTTATGATAGCACCCGTTCGTGAATCTCTGCATAGTCCAGGCACATTGGTCTGAATAAGAGTTTGCATTATGAACTTGTACCGATAGCAGTTAGACTTGCAACACGAGGTGTTACCGAAGTGTTATTTGAAACCAACACAAGCTTGACTTGTAGAGTATCATATCCATCAACAGGTGTTAACGAAGTATTGTAATATCTTGCAATATTCTGATTTTGTGGATTATTAAATGTCTGTGATGGATCATTGATCAGATCGATATAATAACCAGGTTGACCGAGAATACTTGTGTTTGATACTGCGGTGTCAAGGGTTAGCACAGTATTACTGGTAACAGAAGTTACGGCAGCAATAACGTAGTTTGATGGAATAAGTGGATTCCAAATCTTGACAACACTATTGACTGGGATTTCAGTACCAAAGTTAGTATTAGCGCCAGTCACTACCGCGTTTGCTGTAGCTGAGAATGCAACACCAACAGTCACAGAACCATTTGCTGTGTATGCGCTTGGTGGAAATGCAGGAAGACCCCAACTCTGAGCAATATAGTTGTTGGTTACTGGTGAACTGACAGCATTAGATGATGCGTTTGCTGGATACAGAAGCGTCCATTCTTTTGCATTAAATCCATCTGAATCGTGTGAGTTGTAAATCTTTGCATAAGGCTGAACATATGTGCCAGCGGGAATATAAGAAATCGTTTGTACAACAAGATCCTGTGCAGGATAAGTCGAATCAAAGTTGATCTTGGTTGTGATGTGTCTAGACGCGGCTAAGCCAGAAGCAGGAGCAGTTTCACCAACTAGTGTATTGTTGATTGTCACCGCGCTAGAATAAACGTCTAGACCCTCTGAGGTAACAACAGGGCTGCTATAGATAGAACCGCTAGTGTTTTGAGCGAGAGTGATGTTCAATACACCAGATTTATTTCTCACGCCGTAGAGTGTGTTAGTAGCTGCCAAAACTTCATGTGATCTTGATGCCACAACAGCGTTATAACCAGAAACTGTATTGTTTGCGTAGTTTACGGCTGCTTGCACTGGAGTTAGTGCATATGTGTTCGAACTTGAATATGCAAACTGAGAACTTAATGCATATGTTGCGTTTTGTGGAGTATTGATAACGATTTCTGGCTGAAACGATCCAACAGGAAAGTTAACAATAGATGAAATGTATGCAGTAGATCCCGTGAACTCACCAACAACAGGCGTCAATGAATATACCTGAGCAGTACCAGTTGTGCCTGTAAATGAAGTTGAGACATTGATCGCTGAAGTATTGATGATAGCCGAGATTGTTGTGCCCGTAGTAATACCAGCAACGTTTGCAGTGATTGGCTGACCAACAAATAGATTTGTCGTTGATGACAATCCAGTATATTGATTATTGCCATTTGTCAAAGTAGCAGTAAAGTATGTTCCTCTATTAAAGAGGTAGTTTGAGTTTGATGCCGTCGAGTTGGACAGATACAAAACGTTAGCTGATTGGTTGTTATAATAAGACACACCAATAGGAGCAGTAAAGAAACTTGCTGAAGTGTTTGTGCTTGGAAAAGCCTGATCGACAGTCATTGTTGTATTATTGGCAATCGCAACAACATTACGGACTAGATAAGTGTTCGCACTTGTATACACGATAAGCTGAGTATTAGTCGCGAATGTGTTTTGGAATGATGTTCCTGTTCCGATTACGGTATTGCTACCTGAACTGAATGCAACTGTACCAGTAAGATTTGCGACTAGAGGAAAAACTCTTTCGCCACCCAAGAATGAACCTGTTTGATTTGTGATAACAAAAAACTCATAATCACCATTGACAAGTTGATATGTCGCGTTATTTGAACTAAACTGTGCAACACTAACACCATACTTCAACTGTGCATTATTGACAGGAGTAATGTTGCCACTATTGCCGTAATCAAATAGTTGCCCTGGTGTACCGCCAGCGAAGCCAGTAAACCCTGTGTTCTGTGCAGCGCCTACAATATCATTGCCTACTTGTGCAGTCCAAAGAATATATGCAGGGTCATCTGCTTGAACGTTGATAGCATATGTTTTTCCAGTATTTAACTGGAGTGGAGCAGGAAATGTAAAAGTTGTTTTAGTTGCTGATGTTGCATCTACGTTAATAGATGCATATGGAAGATTTGCAACCGAACCACTGAGAACAGAGTTGAATAGTGGCGCACCATTAGAATCTGTAGGCGAAACGCTGATCGTTACTGTTGGATTATTAATACCAGATGCATTGTTTGTAGCACTAGGTTGTGCCTGAAAATACAAATCAACGCTTGTCAGAAATACCGTAGCACTCTGATTGACTGAGTTTGGATCCAAATAAAATGTTTGTGAGTTGATATACATTATAGCCCTATCAGATTAAATATTAAGCGAACGTTCCAAATCCTGGTCCCAAATGTGGATTTCTTATCAGAGGTATTGTTTGTGGTGTTGGTTGTGCGATAGTGATTGTCACCTGAGCAGTTGATGTACCATCTGCGCTACTCAACAGGCCTATCTTATTACCAATCAGATTATTTATCAATGATTGTGTGGCGGTCACGTTAGTCCCAGTTGAAATGCCCGAGTTGTAGAAATAAGTGAAAGAGATTGCACCATTAGCATCTGTGATTAACTGATCACCAAGAACACCACCTGTCGGCTGACACATAGAAGAAACGTCTGTTCCGTTGAATGTGAATGTATGAATAGTGTTTGGCTTCAATCCAGTAGCAGAAAGATTGAATGCTTGATTTGATGCGGTATAGTTGCTGGCACGAGCAAGTTGTTCTACAGCAACAGTTACACCGAGTGGTGTTGTGAGTGGTGTATCTGGACCAATAGTTGGTGGAGTTATAATAGAACCTTGAGGTACAGCCAAGTTTGTGTACCCGTTTGGTAATCCTACAACACCATTAGTTACTGAGTAAATATAACCTGCCATTATTATGTTCCTACTGCTTGTGCTGATGACCACAAGATTGTGCCGTTTGGATTATATATTACCAATGCACCACCAGCAGCATCTGGAATAGTATTTGTGATTGACATAATGATAGTATGCTGACCAGCGGAAACTGAATGTGATGCGGTTTGTATAGTGTTATACGAAACGCCTGATATCAGAACAGTTGAGTCGAGTGTAACGCTGCCCGTATCATCTGCCGCAAACTGGAATGAATATGTACCAGTTGTTGGGAAGTTCACAACAGTTTGGAAAACATTTGTTGTAATATCATAACCAGAACCGATCCAGATTGCATATGAACGCAAGAATGAACTCCAGCCACCTAGATCCATACCACTTGCACTACACAAGTACCAACCGGTTGATGGATATCCTAGTGAAGAATATGTCGTGCCTAGTGTTGATTGTACGTTTGTTAGAATGGTAAATGTTGCTGGTGATACTGACATTGTACCTGTATATGTCACTGGTGGTGGAACATATGCAGTAGAGTTAGTTGCAACCAACTGTTGAAATAGTGGCACAGAACTATACGGAAGCGTCAATAGTGAACCAGTAACACCGGATTGTGTGTCATCGGCAGTATCAAAGTTAAAGCCTACATTGTAAGAAGATACAGTTGCAACTACTTCGTTGTTAACAATCATTGTTGTGTTCTGTGGATTGTTCACATCGGTGTAGTTGTTGCTCTGAAAAGTATCAGCGAAGAAGCCATACTTGAAGCGATTGATAGCACCATTGATTGATGATGGAATCGCTAGACCGCTTACGCTCTGTTCTAGTGCAGATAGACTTGCTTGTTGTTCTAGTGCAGCAATACGATTCGCAAGGCTATTGATATCAGACATAGTATAAACAAGTGGCTGACTGATTTGTGTATTTGTTGTAGAAGATGTTGGCACAGAAATCGTGTGATTTGCAACACGAGCAAATGAATAGATTTCGTTAGCAACATGCTTATCAATAATATTTGTATAGTTCTGATCTAGCTTCTGTGGTACAGAAGGATATGGTGGAACGAATACTAGATTGATTGTCATCGTATTCGCTGGCTCAGCAGGTGGTACCAACTTAGTTGAACCAGGTGTGCCAGGAATAGAAACGATATTTGCCTTTGTATCAACTACTAGACGATCAACGCGACCCTGATAGTTCACAAGGTTTGCAGAGTGTGCGGTACCTGGTGTTGGGAACTGATACGAAGTGCTAAGTGGTTCTGTACCAAACTTGACAACTTCACCACTGAAGATTAGATTTGCTGAACCACTTGAAGTCGCGGCTGAAGAAATATTAATCGCAGTAGAGTTGACAATAGACACAACAGTTGCATCAACTGGAATGCCAAAGTTGGTTGCGAATACTGAAGTACCGACGGTGATTACAGATGTATTTGAGATAGCATTGACTGTTACGTTGCCGCTTGTCAATGTACCAGTTAGAATCTGTGTAGTCAATGCACCGTAGTCGATAGGATTGATTGTTGACTTGGCAGTATTAGCTACTGTAATACTAGCAGTATTTGCAATACTTGGTCTAAAATCAACATAATCGATTAGATCGTAGTAGTTGCCCTGACTGTCATACATCTCAGAGATTTCAAGAGTGTTGATATAACCACTTGAAGTTGCTGTAATGTTTGCATATGGTTGAGCATCATTTACTGGATATGAACTACGTGTATAGAAGCCACCACCAGTTTCAGTGAAGTGGTCAAACTGTACTACCAATGCATCTGTTGTATTGATTGCAAGCTGTGACGTTGGAGTTAAATGTAGATACCCCATATCATAGAAGTCTGGATTTTGTTTGTGATCAACATAGAAGTTTGTTGTGACATCAATCCAAGTTGAAGGAATAGATGCAGAGTTTGCTACGTTTGCTGTAACAACTGTGCTACCAGAAATAACACTTGAAGCAGGTGCTTTATAGACTTTCTTCATACGGAAGATGTCTGGAAAGCCTAGTGCCCATGGACCAGTATTTGAGTTGACAGCATTTGCAACGTTGATTGCTACAGTGGTATCACGATTTGGTGTCTTTTGTGTGACTGACTGGCCAGTGGCATATACTGGTGTTACAATAGATACGTTTGATGATGTGGTGTTAATCGCTGCTCCAAGGTTGATGGAGAGTTTTGAACCATTCGCTGATACTGTGACTGAACCAGTAGGCAAAGCCACTGGTACGTTCTTTGGATAGAACACCACAACGTTTGCAGAAGTGTTTGCATTTGCTGGGAATGTATCAACAGTGATTGCACCACCACTAACATTAGCGGTTGCAACTCTCTTGATTTCTCCACCAGTATTTGAGTAGATTTTGAGATACTCGCCAGCATAAAGTGATGATGTAGATCCAGCATTTACCGTAACGATTGTGTTAGATGTGCTGGTAATCAAAGTCAATGAACTTACGTTAGCATTTGCCTGTGCATTCGAACCGGTGAACACTAGACTTAGGTCTAGCATTTGATTATTTGATAGTGTCGCGCCATTACCGTATGGGAAGATTTCTCCAGCGCCAAGTTGTAATGTAATAACACCCGAAGCAGCGTTAACAGCAACGTTAGATGTTCCTGTTGAGAACAAGCCTTGATAGTTGAACGAGTGGTTCGCAGTGCTTAAAACGTTATTTGCGCCAACTGGGAATAGCATTGTCGAGTTGGTGGCTGATGAAAGAATCGCAACGTTCGTTGAACTTATTGTTGGATTGCTTACGAGAACAATATCAGCAATACCCTGGTTGATACCATTGTTATAATAAACAGATTGTGCGTTTAGAAAGTTCTTGCCAGGATATAGATCGATATCATAAAGATATAGCGAAGCAACATAGCTTGGGCTGCCTGGTGTTCCAGACTGTGGCACTAGCGAACGAATACGCGCTGTACCGATTGCGTTACCAACTGGTGTTGTATTACCTGATGAATAAGCAGCATTGTTTGAAAGGAATGTCTTTGCAGTATCGTATAGTGTTACGTAGTCACCAGTATTGAATGCAAACATACCACCAATCTGTTGAATATTGATGTAGTTGCCATAGTTCAATGTGGTGAATAGTGCATTCGATGTTACAGTATTTGTACCTTGGTTGGCTTGTAGAAAGAAGCTTGAATACGTCTGGACTTTATAACCAGAAATGTATGCTTCGCCTGGATCAACAACAAGATTGAATGTCTGTGATTGTGAAGTTGAGTTCGTTGAACTGTCTAGTGCAGTTACAGTTGAAGCAAATGTAAATGGATCAACCAAGAAGTTGCCATTTGTGTCAAACGATCTAGATGCAATATTGTCACCAATGGCGCTGTAGATTGTTTGCTGATTCTGTAGATATGGCTGACCATTCGAGAATGCAGTGATTGGGAAAAATAGTGTGTTCGCTGAAGCAGAAGCCTCATTGATGACAACGAGTGTTGGTGTTAACTGAAGACGATCAGCACCTGGTGCAGCGAAGTTTGGTTGACCTGTTGCATTATCAAGCAAAGTTTCATCAATATTACTATTGATGATTGTTTCGGCTGTATTAAATCCGACAACAACTTGATCAGGATATTGACTGTAGCTTGATACCACAACAGATTGCGGTGCAACGTTAACGAAGTACCCTTTCTGATAAATCACGCCACCAGAGACGGAGAACGCATATCCAAAGCCAACTGGTCCAGTGCTACCAGATGTTGCAGTGTTTGCAACAGTAACCTGCGCGGCATAGTTCTGTGCAGTAAGAAGCGACGTGCCACCTGCGATCTGCGCGACAGTAGCATTACCATTTGCAGTCTTGACTGTAACATAAGGAGGAATGACATATCCATTACCTTGAGTTACCATCGAAGCAGAAAGGATTTGACCTGTAGCCGAAGTAGATACAACAGCATTTGCACCAGAACCAATAATACCAGTAATCGTGGCAGAAGGATCAACTGTTACTGATGAGTTACCAATCTTGATCGCTGCACTATTTGCGAATGTCCATGCACTTGCAGTTACAGAAGTATTTGAGATATCGTATGATGAACTGTTTGAGAATGGTGCAAGATTGAGGACAATCGTATTTACAATCGCAGTTGTATTTACGCCAACAACAGTTGCGCGAACTGTACCTGGATAAGTTCCTGTGTAAACAGTATTACCAACAAGTGCTTGACCACTACCAAGTGATGCTGAGTTCTGTACGGCAATAGCTGACAAGAACACAACAGAATCTGAGTTAGAAATACCAGCAGCGACACCACCAACAGGAACATTGACCGCGAAGATCGAAACGTTTGCGTCTGTGAGTGTTAGAATATCATTCTGCAAATATGCAGTCTGGTTGTTATTTGCACCAGAGTTCGTATAGTTGACAAACAACGTATTAAGAAATGGTGCTTGTGATAGATAACCAGTATTTGAACCGACGATATATGACGTTAGATTAGTCGAAGAACTGGTGGCGAATAAACCAACATAGTTATTAACTAAAGCTTTTCCACCAGCGACAGTAAGGTCATTGATCTTTACATAAGGATAACTGGTAAAGTATTGGAAGTTACATCCCTTGACGATAGTACCTCTATCAAAGATGTTGTCACCAAACTGTTCAATCTGATTCTGAACAATACTCTGAAGAACGTTAAGTTCACGAGTTTGTACCGCCACACTTGGCTTGAATAGAACCTGATAATAGTTCTGTTCGTTTGCGACATAATCGTCAAAATATGGTGATACGGAAAGATCAGTATTGATTGGCATTATAATCCTCAGTAGTTTAGAAGCAACTGAATGGTCTCAGATTGTGTATTTGCTCTATTGATCGCCGTAAAGTTTTCAATATAAAGAACATCGCCGCTTTCTGGTACCAAATCTGGTGGTGTTACTGTATTTATAGTGAATGATTGAGTGTCTTGTGATGTGACAGTGCCATTAGCGGCCACAGAGAATGAGTTGATCGTATTGCTCGAATAGATTGGACCAAACTTATCTGTAACATATACTAATGTTGTATTACCTGCGTAATAGATCGCATTTGCCACGAGTTGACTTGTCGAGTTAGCAATAGAGTTTACCGTTGGATTGCCCTGATAAACAGATTGACCAGAACTAAAAGTGGTTGTGGTATAATATCCACCATATTGATAGAACTGTGTGAATGTGGTAAATGGTTTTGTTTTGCCACTAATAGTAAATGCTGTAATCTGAGCATATGTATTTGAAGTTGTGCCGTGGATCAGACCAGAAGAACTATTTGTTGACACTGCCCATGTAGAACTTGCATTGGTGATTTCTAATGGCGAAGCATCTGTGACAATACCAGTCGAAACAGTATTACCGATTGTTTGTGTGACTGTCTCACCTACAGTGAATAATCCTGTATTTCCAGAAACAGTAAACGTAACATTAGAGAATAATGGATTGCGAATAATACCAATAGACTGATAATCGCTTACCGTTGGGATTGTATTACTTTCTGAGTTGGCAAATGTGATGCTTAGGCCAACTGTATTGCAAAACAACTCGGCTGCTACGTTGGAACCATGGCCACCTTCTGGACCAGCGATGACGCGAATCGTTGCAGTGTTTGACACACCAACAGCAGGAGAAACGTTTACATACGCTCCAGCAGCATATACACCAGTACCGCGATTTAGAACCTGGATCTGATAGATGCTATTACCAGCAGCCGCATTGACTAGAGCGATTGCAGCCGCAGAGGTATTTGCATCACTGCTATTCAGAATCGTAACAGCAGGAGCAATAATATACTGAGAGCCATTGGTTGGTGCGGTAGAAAACTGTGAAGCAAGTGTTAGATATGTACCACTTGTGTTTGAATAGTGGCTTGTGACTTGCTTATATTGACCAGCACCTGTGCCTGAAGTCACATATAGATAGCAGCCATTATAATACTGATTAATATTCGATGCGTCTGTCGGAAGAACAATCAAAGGATATGTGGTATTTGTCACAGACGACGCTGAAAATGTATTATTGTAATAGTTGTTATATCCAGAACCAGTTGTTGCTGTGATATTATTATTTCCATCAACAGGAACAATAACGTCGATTGCACCAGAAACTGCATTGCTTGTTACGTTGGCATCAGGTAAAACTGGAATATATCCGCCAGTAGCAAAAGTATTATACAACGAAGCGGGGAACTTGTACATATATTTCCACTGATATCCATCAGATGTTTCATAATATGGATCACCAGCAATCGTATCGCTGTATAGTGGCTGTGCTGTAGATGCTGCACCGTTATTGTTGTATAGACACTTCCATACATAATAATAAGTCGCTGGTGTGCCTATTGATGTGTATACATAAAAGTTTTCATTAATAAGATTTGTATTCTGGTCATCATACATTGCATAAACTGAGCCAGAGCCCCATGCAACACCACTAATCATCAATGAAGCATCTGAGGAGTTCAATGCTTTACCGAACAGCATTGTGTTGTATGCAGTAAACTCGGTCGTGTTTGGATTATCGTATAGTGTAGGAACACCATTTGTCCATGTGCCAGCTTGACCCGCAAATACATAATATCCAGAAGACACAGAGTTAACAAACGCCTGAGCATTCTGAAGTCTATATTTGTTTGTGAGTAGTTGAGTAGTAGTTCCCATTATTAATCCTAATGTGTAGTCGGACCAGTATTAGCGTTAGATATTTCCACTTGCTTGGATATTGTACTTGTTTTTACAACAGCGCCAAACAACTTAGTTCCTGCCATGTGAACAACATCTTCTACCATTTGTTCATACTGACTTGGATCGAGTGATGATTTAATCTCATAAGAAAATGTCTGATAATATTCACCGTCTTGTAGATACTTATCAGCAGACAAAAAGCCCTTTGTCGATGAGTAGAACCCAGCGCCAACACCTTGTTTGCCTAGATTGACAATAGCTGTACCAGTTCTTGTTCCATCATTCGATGAGAATGTAACAGTTTCAGCATTGACATAACCAATACCAGATGTTTGAACGGCAAGTGATGTGACAGTACCTGTTTCTGTAACAACGTTTGCCGTTACATTTGCATTATCGCCTGCATAGCTTGATATTGTGTTTGCGGCGACATAAACAACATTTGCGGAAGTACCACTCTGTAAACCAACAATATTGTTTCCAGTTACACTAAAATCTTGATTGACAGACCAACGACGAACACTCATCACATTATTATTTACAGATAGAACTTTACCAATCGCTGTGCCATATGATGTGAGACCGACTGAACTTACATTCGATGTTGCGAGTGACGTTAATCCGAAAACATTCTGTGAAGCCACAAATGTTGTTGTATTCGAAACGTTGGCGGTATTAATAGGGCTAGAGACATAAAGAACATTCGCTTGTGGAATATTCGATACCACACCAATAGAAGATAGAATAGACACAGAAGATGCGACATTCTCGGTGCTTGGTGCTGATGCTAGTTGTAATGCCGTTGAGTTGATAACACTAGTGACAAATCGTAAGTCTTTACCGCCGATTAGAATATAGTTATTCGCAGCAAAGGTAGAAGTAAAGTTTGGTGCACCTGTATTGGCCAACAGAATAGAACTAACGCTATTTGCAAGATATGTGCCAGCAGGTGTACTGTTTACTTGATATACAGACTCACCAGCAGTAAATGAAGGCTTTGTGGTGAGATTTACAGTTATGGCATTATTTGTTGCAACATTCTGCGTGACTTCTTCATTTAAGAGGAAAGAACCGCTAGAGTTTGCAATAGTGATTACATAATCTTGTTTGTTAAGTGCCGCCACGTATGGCTGATAGATTTCGACATATGGTGAATGATTATAGTTTTCACCAGGATTTGTCTGTAAAATAGATTCAATCTCGCCAACTTGTAGAACGCTGAACGATAGAATATCATTTAAATAACCAACAGTCAAGTTTGCCGATGGAAACTTAGGGAATCCATAACTAATAGCATTTAATGATAATGAAAGATATAGCTGACCGTTACTATTATATCCACCAATCATATTGGTGTAATCAAAGATCGTTTCAGATGAGTTGATTACTCCCAACACCATATTCGCATAAGTGCCAGTTGAAATGCTGATGATATTGGCCGAAACGTTCTGTGCAGCAGAGACAGCAGAAATAACAGCATTTGCGCTAGACACATTGCCTTTTACTTGATACGTAGTGACGAACGCACCGTTTGATACGTTCAATGTCAACTGCGAGGAGTTTGCTGCTAATAGAATACCTGTGGCAACGTTCGCGCTACCATTACTCTGATAGATTAGTTCACCAGGAACAAATGCGGCAGTGTTGCTTGTAACTGTCAAGTATCGTGGATAGTTCGCTACAACATATGTGTATGCGTTTGTGAGCGCGCCAGTCAATCCAATAACACCAATCTCTGTGGTGAAGTTGTTTACTGTAGCAGTGGCACCAGATGTTTGACCTGTTACTGTAACACCAGTACCAAAATAGCTATTTGATAATCCAGTAACAACAAGAGTATTTGATGAATATGTTATTACATTCGCTGTAATGCCATCTGATGTAGTAACTGTCTCGCCTGCTGTAAATGATCCAGTAACACCATAAACAGCAACAGCAGCATTTGCACCATAAGCAAAAGAGTTTGCATATAGATTTGCAGATAGATTTGATGGATTAACAAAAGTTACTTTAGAGAACTTTTCAAATGGCGCACGACTTGTAGGTAATGTTGTGTGAACGTTCGAAAGACCAATGACAGTGTTTGATATTAAAACATTTGCATTATTTGCATATCCCCAGCCACCATCATTTCTTATGAAACTAACGATACCAGTTACGTCTGAAATACCAGTAACACGACCTGTGCCCTGTGCCCCGAACTGGCCATTAAGTGGAACAATATCACCAACATTGAAACCATATCCGCCTTCTTGCACGATAAGTTCGCTGAGTGAACCAAGGACAAAAGGAACGTTGGTTAGATCGTTATCATAGCTGAGTAGTTCACCAGTCTGAAAGTTCTTTTCAGAAACATTTGTGATATAAAATAGATTGATTAGCTGTGCGCCGATCTTGCGCTTGACAATATGATCAACGAATGCAGTTGCACCAGACGAAACACCAGTTACAGTCTTGCCGACAAAGCTTGCGTTACGTGGTGATGCAGTGACTTCTAGATACTGTGGAACAATCCATGTGCCAGAAGATGTTGTGAAAATATCTTCTCCTGGTAGATAAACAGTGATATCTTCACCAAACACCAGATTGAACAAAAGCTTTAGCCCGCGAATGTTACCCTTTGCTCTGTATAGATCAAGGACTTTCTTTACGGTAAGTCTTTTGTCTGCTAGTGATGTATACTGGATGCCCTTCAGATACGTATCGGTAAAATACACCAGGAAGTCATCCAGAGTGGTATCCACGTCAGCATAAGACATTAGCTGTCTAGCCATATAGATAGGATTACCAAGCAGCACAGGCGCACCAGCGACAGCTACAGAACCAACAGCACCTGACGCTGCACCATATATTTGTGTATTAGATAAAAAAGTACCAGAAATGTTCTTGACAGTGATAGTGGAACCTGATATACTCACAACTGTGCCAGATGATATGATATTACCTGTTGAGTCTGATTGGTATACAACTTCGTTATTAGCAAACTCACTAGTCGAATCAATAACAGTTAGTTGTATCACATCATATGACTGTTCCATCCATTCATAATACGCGGTTATAAATGCAATCAGATTAGGTCCCTGTTCATTATAGAATGAAGGGAACTGTGATGGAATCAGATTCGATATAGTTTGTTCGACTTGGCTCAACTTACTGCCTTACGATTTGGACGTTGACAATGATTTCGTCATTTGGAATCTCAAAGATAACATTCTGTGATGTTGAAACATCTTTGACATTTTCTGGCAACTGACAATAGAAACGAATAGCATCACCTACATATGAGTCAACAAAGAAGTTGGTTAGTGTAATGACACCGTTAGTGAAGTCAACAGTACCAACAACATTCGATGGCTGACCAGATACGATCAGATTGCCTGTGTATGTTTGTGTAATGGTATTAAATGAAGCGCCTGTGTCTTCAATGGTATAATAAACACCATCAACAATATACTGAGTGCTGGTTACAGTAGTTCCTGATTGACCTTCAGTGTTGAATGGCATGTTATACGTTAATGTATAGTTCTGTGTTGCAGATGTTGGCAATAGTTTCTTCATAACAGAATATTCTGTCTGATTTGAAATGATGCTTGGATGTGCAGAATCGATTGCTTCTACCAGACGCGAATATAGTAGAGTTGATGCAAAGTTGTCAAGGTACTGTAGATTGTAAGTCTGAATAGCAGATGTAACGAATGTAGAGATATCTGCTGGCTGTAGTGTTGTCTGATTGATATTGTACTTGACAGTGGTAGCAACAGAAGCATACGTGTAGTCTGGTTCAACGAACACAGGAACAATAGTCAATGGCGCACGAGTTGCAAGGAACTGTGAATATTCTGTAACTTTATCTTGTGGAATATTATCAAAGTTATATAGCTTCAATGAGATGAACACTTTGCCGTATTGTGGTGGTGATGTTGTCTCTCCACCATATACTGATATTGCTTGGATCTCTGGATAAGTTACAGTGAGAAGAGTTTCATAATCAGATGTCGTAACTGCGCGCTCTTGTGTTGCAAAGTAGCGTGGAGCATTGAAACGAATCGAGTTGATGTCTTCGCCAATGTCACCGCCTTGTGCTGGCGATACTGTGTTCACCGTGATATTCGATGAACTGCCTAGTGTGCCGTTTGGTGTGAATGTCGCAATACCATTTGGTAGCTGACCATTAGTGATAAGATACGTAGCAGCAACAATCGCTTGATCTGCTGGCCTACGACCAACAACGTTATCACCAAAGATGATTTGATATTGGCTATTGTCTGCACCTTGTAGAAAGTAAACATTTGAGTTCGATGTCAAATCAAGCAATGTCGTTGAAAGTATATATGGAATAACATTAGCACCACCATTCTCAATACTCACAACAGATAGTGATGTGGTATCAATAGTTGGGTTTGATAGTGTGAACTGTTGAACATCTGTGTTGGATGCAGGCTGTACAGTAAATGTATCTGTTACCGAAGTGCCTTCATAGATCGCAACGTTTGATGCATAGAAGTTACCATCTGTATTGGCTTGCACTACGATTGTTTGATTAGTCGAGAATGTGTAGTTGTTTGTGCCTGCTCTGCCAGTAAACGATGTGCCTGATGGAATCGTTAGCAAAACAATAGATGGATCAACATTTGCAACAACTAGATCAACCAGAGCATATGATGATCTGAAAGAACGTGGTACGTAGTTGAGTTCTTTTGCACGAAGAACGACCGAGTCGCGTTGCTGTGCTGTGTCCAGAAACATTTCAGATGCGACCATGTTCATATAGAACGCATTCATATATGTGTTGTATGACAATAGGTCTAAGATTACGCTGAGATTTGAACCATCAAAGTTATAATCTTGGAACTGAGACTGAGACTGTAGAAAAGTTTTGAGACTATTCTTGTAGTCAGCAAAGTCCAGAGATGTCAACGTGATATTGGTATTTGCCATTAGCGTACTCTGTATAATATGGTCGAAAGATAAACGGGTGCTGAACTATTTATCATGTAAAATGAGACGCTAATGTTATACGCATTGTTCTCTTCATCTGGTGTAACATCGACACTGACTTGTTGCGCTCTAGGTTCGAAGTTGTTAATAGCATTCATGATTTCTGTTTCAATGTTATTCTGTGTAAATGATGTCATTGGCTCAAATAGAAAGTTCTGAATGTTCGAACCAAAGTTTTGATTGAACGGTCTTTCGTATTTGTTAGTCAAGATGATGTTCATTACAGATTGTTTTACAGAGTCTTCGTTTTTTCTTAACACAAGATCGTGCAACTCTGGATGCACTAGAAAGCTATCAAACATGTCACTAAAGAGAAGTGATTGCTTGGTAGTCGGTGTGAACTTGTCTTGGTTAAACGATGACTGTGCCATATTATGTTCCTGCTACGGGAATTGGTATTTGATTGAATGTAATACTTGCACTTGTATTTGATGATGTAGCATTATTAGACATAATAATAGCATTTACAATATAGTTTAAAGTAATCGTGTTTGGTGTTGTTCCTAAATAAGGAGCAGAAACAGTAACTAGATTGTTATATACATTCGTAACTGTACAACCATTAGCAAATGCGGGATCAGTTGATGTCAATGCCAAACCAATCACAACATTACTATCTATAGGCGACATCGTTAAGACAGAGGACTGTGATGTACTGATAGTTGCA